CGTTTGGGAAGTCATCGAGACGGCGACTGGCGCGCGCAGCCAGCCGTTGATCTGGGCGATCACAACAGCCGGCAGTAACCGGGCCGGAATCTGTTACGAGCAGCGTGGATACGTTTGCAAGTTGCTCGAGCGCGTAGCTGAGGATGACTCTTATTTTGGGGTCATTTATTCGATTGATGATGGCGACGACTGGACATCTGAAGAGTCCTGGCGCAAGGCCAACCCGAATTTTGGAATCTCGGTAAATCCTGATGATCTGGCGCGAAAAGCCGCGAAAGCGCTGCAGATGCCGTCAGCGGTCAGCGGATTCTTGACGAAGCACCTGAATGTCTGGGTTTCGGCCGATGCGGGATTGTTCGACATGCTCGCCTGGGATCGTTGCGCCGACCAAAAACTGAAGCCGGAAGATTTCAAGTCTGATCCTTGCTGGATCGGCATCGACTTGGGTTTTGTGGACGACATTGCGGCCGCTGTCAAGGTGTTCGAACGCGAAGCGAAGCTGTATTTTTTCGGTCGATACTACCTTCCCGAGGAAACAGTGGAGGAATCGCGGAATTCGCAGTACTCGGGCTGGGCGCGGATGAAGCGAATCACCACTACAGACGGCAATGTGACCGATATTGAGGTGATCGTTCGGGATCTGGCGGCTGATTTGGCAACATACAACGTGCAGGAAGTCGCTTTTGACCCATATAACAAGCTGACGTTGCTCAATGCAATGTCAAAACTTGGTGTTGCGCAGGAAAAACTGACCGAATTTCCGCAGACCGTCGGCTTTATGAGTCCCGCAACTGAGGCACTGATGCAGGATATACGTGCTGAGCGTGTAGCGCACGATGGTTGTCCTGTGATGAGTTGGGCTCTCTCGAACGTTGTCGGTCATTTTGATGCAAAAGACAACGTCTACCCTCGCAAAGAGCGTCCCGAGAACAAAATAGATCCTGCGATTGCTGCGATTATGGCGCGCGGGCGATCGCTCTTGCGCGAGCAGAAGCTGGCATCGATCTATGAGAGTCGCGGCCTGCTGGGCGCTTAGCTGTCGAGCTTTCTGCGAATCGACTCGATAGGGCTTAAGCCGCGAATCACGCCGACTGGTTCAGCGCTGAGCGGATTGCTGCCAGTGATGACGCTGTGCACAGTGATTGTGCCGAATAGCACTGTGAAGTCATCAGGGTTACGAGACTTCATGGCTTTGTTGTACGCAGCATAGATCTCTGCGAGCGCTGTGCGCAGAGCTTTCTCGTAAGCATCCATTGAGCCTGTTTTAAAATGCATCGCTGCGAACTACGCAATCAGCGCAAGCTGATCGCACGATTGGCTGAGTTAGAGCGCAAATACCAAGAGATCTGCCACAAAATCGCAGTTCTCAAAGCTATCAACAAATGAAAATCATCTCGAAGGCGGCCGCGTGGCTGTCTGACCTGCTGGGAGGTGGCCAGATGTCAGCGTGGACGTTTGGCCTGCCCACCTACTCGGGCAAAACCGTCACCCCAGACAATGCGCTTGCTGTCAACGCGGTGTGGGCATGCGTAAAGATCCTAGCCGAGACGGAATCTGGGCTGCCCTTCGGGATGTATGTCAGGGATGCAGACGGATCACCGGCACCAGCACCTGATCACCCGCTCCATGAGATCTTGCATGACACTCCTAATCCGGAGATGTCCGCGATGGACTTTAGGATGTCCCAGATGGCGCAGCTCGCATTGTGGGGCAATTGTTTCAGCCGGATTGCCCGCAATACCAAGGGGCAAGTGATCGCACTCTGGCCATTGCAGTCTCGCATGATGCGTGTCGGGCGCCAGAATGCAGACGGAAGCGGGGATCTGGTCTATCAGTACAACGTTGGAAATCAGACGCAAACCTACGCTGCCACGGATATCTTGCACGTTCGCACTCTTTCGCTTGATGGAATCAACGGCATTGCGCCGATTACGCAGCTCGCGAACTCGATTGGACTGGCAATGGCACTCGAAGAGTATGCATCCCGGTTCTTTGGGAACGGGGCCATTCCTGGTGTCGCACTCGAGCATCCGGCACGGCTTGGACCAGATGCCGTGAAGAATATTCGAGATAGCTGGAAGAAGCTGTATGGCGGGAATCAGCATGCCCACGAAGTGGCCGTTCTTGAGGAAGGGATGAAAATCCAAGTCCTCGGCGTGGATCCGCAGAAAGCGCAAGCGAACGACAGCCGGAAGAACCAGACAGAAGAGATTGCGCGCATTTATCGGATGCCACTCCACATGATCGGGGATCTTGATCATGCGACGTTCAGCAATATCGAGATGCAGTCGCTGGAATTTGTGATCTACACGCTCATGCCGTGGCTGGAACTCTGGGAGCAGGCTATCAACCGGCAACTTGTGATTCCAGCAGACCGGAATAAATATTTCTGTGAGCACAACGTGGCCGGCTTGCTCCGCGGCGACATGCAGAGCCGATATTCTGCTTACGCAGTGGCGCGGCAATGGGGCTGGATGAGTGTCAACGATATCCGACGGCTGGAGAATATGACGCCGATTCCAGCAGGAAATTATTACCTTGAGCCATTAAACATGATTCATGCTGGCCAGCAACCACCGCAAGTCACGAACGCTCCAGACAAGAAACCAGCACTACCAGCCCAGTCTGAAGAGGATCAGAAGGCGACTGCGCTCAAGGCGGCCGTCTTAGCTTTGGCTGCGATGAGCAATAAAAACTAAAAAAGTTTTGGCCCGATGAGTCTCGTAGCGCACGCTGCCGAAGCAATCGCCGCTGCAAAGTTGGAATGCTCGACGCTGCCACTAGAGATCTTCCAAGTCGAGGGCATGTCGTCGCGCAAGATCCGTATCTTGCTGAACGAGATCTGCGCTTTCCAAGGCTGCAATTATCTGGAAGTCGGAGCATTTAAGGGCAGCACGATCCTGGCCGCGAGTTATAAGAATCCCGGGCAGTTCGTCACGATTGACAACTTCTCGCAGTTCGGTGGACCAAAGCAGGAGTTCCTACAGAATCAGAACCGCTTTTACAAAGAGTGCAGGTTTGCGCTGCTCGAGCAGAACGTCTGGGAAGTCGCACCGGAAGCAATAGCGCCCATCAATGTCTTCTTCTATGACGGAAACCACCAGGAAGAAGATCAGTTTCGAGCATTCCTCTACTTTGACCGAGCACTATCTGACGATTTCATAGCGATTGTAGACGACTGGAATGTTCCGGAAGTTCGCCGTGGAACACACAGCGCATTTGCACAACTGCAATACAAAGTCGTAAAAGACTGGGCACTGCATAGCAAGTGCCACACAGACCCGGCTGACTGGTGGAACGGATTGTACGTCGCAGTGATCCAAAAACCATTTTGAACAAAACAATCTATACGCTCAATGTCGATGGCTATGCGCCAGAGATCACAGAACTGACGTATCCGCTGCTGAAAAGGTATGCAGACAAGATCGATGCTGACTTCTGTGTGATCGACACTCGCCAGTTTCTCAAGTGGCCGGTTACATATGAAAAGCTGCAAATTTTCTATCTTGCCGCAGAGCGCAAAGATGACTGGTCGATCTATATCGATTCGGATGCGCTCGTGCTGCCTGAAATGTTCGACGTAACCGAGCATCTGAGCAAGAAGCAGCTCATGCACTGGGGAGTAGATTTTTCAGGAAACCGCTGGACATATGACAAATACTTTCGGCGCGACGGCCGACATGTGTCGAGTTGCAATTGGTTTACCGTCGCATCGGACTGGTGCCGTGATCTTTGGCGTCCACTGGACGACTTATCACCCGCAGAGGCTGTCGAGAATATCCGTCCGACGTGGAAAGAATTGCAGGTAGGCATCACTCGTGAGCATTTGATCGATGACTATACGCTCTCGCGCAATATCGCAAAGTATGGGCTGCACGTCACGACGCTCCACGATCTGCAAAAGGAAAAGGGTATCGCAGGCACATATTTTCACCATCAATACATGATCTCGACAGCAGAGAAAGCCGAATGGCTTTCCAAATTGATTGACGATATGGGTTTGCGGTAGCAGCCCGAACAAAAAATCCACTACTGCCGGGAGGCAGGAGAGCACATGCTTCAAAAGAATTTCAAGTTAGAAGTGAAGTCTGTCGAAGATGATGGGACGTTTAC